AAGACTTTATACATAGATAGAGCTTTATTTATTGATTGGTATTTTTCAGATAGCGATGACTTTGAAAGGATTGGAGAGGCGGTATCAGAAGGACTAAGCGACTCTGGTTCGTTTACAATTACTGCTGAAAATCTTTGGGAGGAATGTGCTGTCTTGCCTACGAATATCATAAAGGATTGGGATAAAACAGGATACCCAAAAGATAGCGAGGTGGACTACTTAATTGAAGAGGGCTTTATACCTAAGTCGTTTTGGGATGAATACGAAGTTAAAATGGAGAATGAATAATGAAAAATAGATATATAGTAATTGCTAATGATATGTTGCTTAATAAGAAGATTACTAGCGTAAAATACATGTCAAGTAACGAAGCTGATGAATTTGGTTGGGATAAGCGCCCAATTATAATAACATTAGATGATGGTACAGAAATATACCCACAAACAGATGAAGAGGGTAATAACGGCAGCGCGCTAGCACTTTATAATCACGATAAGGATGGTCAATCCTTTTATAGTGTAATGCCCGCTCTTTCCCTTGGTATACGAATAGATTATAAAATAGAAGTCTTTACCGACAAGGAACCCTCTCTAGAAACTCTTCAGGGTGTTGTCGGTGGCTATATTCAGGTAGTAACATCGAAAGATGGGAAGTCGGACATAGTAATGGATGAAGATGGTAAAAATAAAGGCAAGGGCATAAATCGTCTTGCCACTGAAATGTGGCTAGGTAAAGATAGAACTAAGTGGGGAGATGTAATAGTGGGTGACGTTGCCGTATGCACGAAGAAAGCTAGACTAAAATAAAATACAAATAGAAAGGGGAGTTAGCACCCTCCCCTTTCCGTCACCATACTAACTCGGAGACAAACCCTTGTTAGGTATTTTTAATATACAAAAAATAAAAGTTATTTAACTAAGGCTTTTTTAATGTCATTTAAGGTTGGATATATTTTATTATCCGCGTCTTTTTTAGATAAAATAAATTTTTCTGATTCTCTTTTTTCTTTCATCCAATCTTTTTCTTTATCCATGACACCCAACGGTGAAAATTTATAACTAATATTAGCGGGAACGTCGTTCCAATGTCTTAATTCTAGTGCTAGCTTTTCTATTTCTTTAAAAGACTTCCCCTTTCCAATTTTACCCGAACGAGCAAACTTGCATAACTGTATTATTCCGTCTGTTATTTGATATACTTTACTTACGCTATTTTTTAAATGTGCGCCTAAATGGTCTCTCTGTTCCTGATAGTCTTTCTTAAGCATCGTCTAACTTCTTTTCTATTCTATGGACTCTCCATAGAAGGCTGAGGTTAAGTGCTAGCATCATCAACATAGTAAATTCCCAATAGGGAAAATATTCTGTGCTAAATAAAGCCTCCCAATAATATCTCATATTATCTCCTTTTTGATAATTTCTTTTATTGATTTATTAATTACGGAAAATATTATGGTAATCCCAAATATCGCAATTACCCACAAAACGGCTCCCAATCCCAATATAAATATATTGGCTATCCATTCTGCTATATTAAATATCAACATAAATCCTCCTTTTTAATTATAGGCGCCCATACGGAGTTTGCTGATGCGGAGCAATAAAAGGAAGGATATTTAGTTGTGGGTATCCTACCGAGCATGAGCGCCTTGACGTTTTAAACAAATTATACAAGTTTCCCTTTTTCTTTTGTATGTTGGAAAATCCTCGTAGTGAGCTAAACTTTTTATATTCCCATTGTATTCCCAACATTTATTGCAATTTTCACAATATTTAATGTTATTGTCTGCTCTTTTTCCATCATACGACTTTCTATTTCTTTTAATTCTAGGAACGCGTTTCATCAATCTTTTTTATTATTCTTTTCATAAAGATGGACTTATATGTATCCAATACAAAGGGCCAACCTCGCATGTACACTAACGCGCTCCCATAGAATTAAGCATATTACTAAAAGCTTTTTGAAATTCTTGTTTTTCGTTCTCGTCTGGCTTTTCTGGTGTGCTAGCTTTTTCTTCGCTGCTGGTCGCTGCATTCTTTTTTCCAGCGTCGAGAGAAATTTGAGTTAGCACAGATTTTTTTGATTCATATATTCCGTCGCCACATTCACACAGCCTGTCGTTTACGCTAAGTTCTTCTTTTGTTGTCTTTTCAGATTTACACTCTATACACATATAATCATATTTTTTTGTTACTGTTAAATTTTTTATGACTTTAGAGCTACTAATAAGCTCATCGTCATATCTTTCTTGATTGAGCCAAGTGCTAGCCATCGGTATAAACTCAGACTCCGTACCCGCGTTTTTCCATTGTTTAATGTAAGACTTTAACCCTTCTAATATTACTTCTTTTTTAATACCACTTTTTCGTAGTGAAAGATACTTGTCCTTTGCTCTTTTCTTATTATCTCTTCTAGGATATAGTGACCAAAATTCATTTTCAAATTCTTCACTATAAAGCTTTACTTTAGTATTACTTCTACTTTTACTTCTAACTTCTACTTCTTTATTGGATGGCTCAGCTATAGCCTTGCCATTCCAACGTACTTTTGCGCCTTTTTTTCCGTTATTAGACATGCGCTCTCTATAACTAATCATATTATTTCTCTCAGATTCGAGCCTTCTATTGTATATGCGACCATTATCTTCATAAAAACAATGCTTTATAGCATCCCAATCCTCTTCAAAATTTGTGTGTTGTCGACATAGTATTTGTAAGCTTTGAATATTTGAAGGCAAACTACCTTCAATCCACTCCATAGCAAGTAATGTTATGTATATTCCTCTTTGTGCCATTGTCATCATTTGCACGTTTAGGTCTGATAAAAAATCACTCGCATAAAATTGAAAAGCGGGTGCTTTACTTATTTTCTTTGGCATCTTTTACTCCTGTGTTTATGTTTTCTTTTTTTATTGCAAAATATTCACGTTTAGGAAATTTTCTTAAAATATATACCACATCGTCATTTATGGCAGATATGTTTCCCGTAACTAATATTTCTTCTTCTTTAAAATTTAAAGTTTTTCCTGTGATTTGTTGCCCTACGCTTAAATTTCTAAAGTCTTCGGATGTCATTTTCTATCTGATTTACCCTTTCTCTATACAAGTCTCTTTCCTCATTTATTTTTTCTTGGCCCGAATCTCTATATTCTTCATCATCTGCTATTAAATTTAAAAAGTCTTCATACGGAAGAATAGCATATATTTGACCCCTATCTTCCTTTACTACCTGTAAATCAACAACGCTAGAATCAGGTTTAATCCAATTAGCTATGTTTTTCCTTACCTTGCATTGGACTCTCCAATCTTTATCAGGCGTTTTTAACAAAACATCTACTTCTTCTGAATGTCCAAGAGATAATCCATTGCTTGCATACGCTCTTTGTGAATCTATGTCATATTCTTTTGCAATATTAGTAACCTCTCTTTCAAATCTGTTACCTTTTTGTTTACTTCTACTAGGCATAAAGCCTCCTTATTAAAAGGGCGAGGAGAAAAATGGAAGGATAATCCCCGCCCTCTTTTGTTCCTAGGAAATTATCTAAGCGTAAGTTCGTAATTTGAACCAACATCTACAACATTTTCATATGTGTATTTAGCAAAAGTAGAAACCTTTCCTGTTTTAACATTCTTATGTGTCATCATAGTTTTCCCTATCCTATGACCCTCGTTCCTTAATCTGTGAACAATGTCAGCTAGTCTCGTTATTCCAAACTCCTGTATTGCAAACCAAGATGTTATTCGTTTATTTTTTCTTAAATAATCAAGCACAACATCTTTTTGGGTTGTTTTTTTAGAAAGGTAAGTCATCGTCGCTCTCCTCAACCTTAAGTTCCAATTCTACTGTTTCATTCGGATTTTTTTCATTTATCATTTCGTCGCTTTTTGAGCTAGAATTAGCTTCCGCTGCAACCTGCTGTTTTGCGCTAGCATCTTCGGTCATTCGAGCAACAAGTTCCGCGTTAGCCATGGTTCTCCAATTAGCATTATCGCTCTTTTCAATAATCCAACCTATGTAATCTTCGGGTACATCTTTCCAAGGGGTTCCCTTGTATTTACCAAAGGGTATTCCGGAACTCCTTGACTGTTCGTTCCACTCGTCTGATATTTCTTGTACACTCTGACTTGGCTCTCTACTCATAGACGGAGTAAGTACAACCGTTTTATGGTCTCTGTTATCCATGTTATCGGCATCCTCAGTGTCGTCAATTGCAAATAACCCATTAAGAGCATATTTTCTAGCATATGATGAAGTAGCGCCTGTTATTTGACTATCATCCATTCCTTTTTTCTGAACAGATTCTCTGGCCCAGCCTGTAGTAGATACGGAATCGTTTCCGTCGCTCAGCTTAGCCGTTGCTTTAATGTAATTAAAATCATTTACACATACTATTTCGTCGCTAACGGTAATAGAACAACCGCTTTCTTTTAATATTGGCTTTAATCCCTCAAATATATCAGCAAGATTTCTGTAGTTATATTTGCCAAAGTCGTTTCTATGTCCTTTACCAACCTTTAGTTTGGCTTGGATAAGGTTTAGCTTTTCGTTTATTTTCATTTTGTCTCCTTGTGCTTGTTTGTTTTGTATGAAAAAGTTGTTTCTTTTGTTTCTTTGTAGTCCATTGGCGCGTCTGCTGTTTTTTTAATATATTCTACAATTTTTTTCTTATCAGGTTTTTCTGTTACTCTTGTAGGTATATTATTTTCATATGAAAACTTTATAAGAGAGTCGTCGTCGCCAAAATCTCTCGATGTTCTAGTTGTCATTTTCAAAGTTCCATTTGGAAAACCTAAAGACTTTCTACCATTCATGTCAAATTGTCCTTGCATATAGCTATCTAACAAACTTTTCCTGTAAGATATTTTGCTATTTATTGATTCAATTTTTCTATTGTAAAATTCTATAGATTCTGTTTGGCTATGCTTAGCTCTTTCAATTTCATCTTCAAGGCTTGATATTTTCCAAAGTATTCTGTCCACATGGATGTCAATATCTTCTTTAAAATCTTCGCCATGAAGCTCTTCTAGTGTTTTGTTCTTATCCATTTTTACTTTTTCCCTCTATTTTGTCCAATCTTTTTTCAATGTCGTAAAGATTTTTTATAATATGAACTAATATTTTAGGCAAAGATGTAAATCCATCTGCCATAGAGGTGGTCATTTTAACCATTTCATCATATATTGTTTCTGTTTTCATGTTGGTTGTCTCCTTTTAGCGCTAATTTAAAACTGTCTTTTTGTGGTTTTAGGTGATAGCATTTAAATCCAAGATTTTCAGCCATTCTATAAACTTTTATATAAAAATCGTTTATATCTTTTTCTGTAGTTTTTTCTGTGCGCTCTATTCTAAGCTTAAGGGTTTTATTTGATTGCATTTTGAGAACTCCTAATAACAACTTGATTAAAGTAACCGCACTTACTTGTATTTGCTATGCAATCTTTACCCGCAAAATCTTTATCTATTTTTACAATTAGCTTTCCTTGTTCCCTTGAGAACATAGCGCCTAAACATTTACCGCTATTATAATTAGCACATTCTTTTCTTGCTAGTGACTCTTGTTGTTTCATTGCATCCTTTTAATTATTAGTTCTTTCACTAAAGTTCAAGAACTAATAATTAAAGGGTTGCTATTGGTTCGTATTCTGTTCCCGAAAGAAACCGTATTAATTCTTTTCTCATTATAATAAAATTTCTTCCGTTTGGCTTGCTCGCCTTTAGTTTACCGCTTTTAATATAACTTCGTACGGTTCCTTTGCTTAAATGTAGTTCATAGGCAACTTGAGAAACTGTTAAAAAATCTTGCAATTAAAACTCCTTTAAAAATTTTGCTTTGCGTCTGACATCAAGACAGTACAGGAGCCAGATAAATGCTAATGAGTTCTATTTTAAAATTAAAAGTTGTTTTTTTTAAATAGTAAATGCTATTTATCAGCCTGTAGACAAAGCAAATTATATTTATAATATTTTGTACTGTTTATATACGTTTGTGTATTGTTAGT